TACAAAATGAAAATTCAGGATAGTATACCAAGTTATGAATGCCGGGAATGGAGCAGCAATGTTATCATTCTCCGCACTTTCTTCGCTATATTATGGGCATCATGCCGATTCCCTTTCGCATATAAGTGGAAGGTTGGAGTCCAACAAACATGGCGTCAGCTTACTATGCGACCCATCAATTATGATGTCCCCACCTTGAATTTTGTCACGCGTCTTAAAGGGTATGTTAAACTCCAGTTTATAAAACTGTCGAGGTTCATACCCTTGGTTGACGACAGATACAACGTTGCAACACTATCGCAAATGCAAGAGAACGTGATCTTTAGAAGAGATGATCTTAGGCCCTTATTTGAGCACAAATTACAATGCTTAAAATTGGCCCCACAATCTAAAAACCACACTCATGCACAAAGTGCTGCTGAACGCACTGGGGCAAATATTGCTTTAGTCGATCTCGCCAAACAGGCTGGTTTCAGGCCATATGTGGTCTCACAATCAAATTCTGACGAGAAGATGAGCATAGCCGGATCAAGGTATTTCTACTGGTCGAAAGACTTAGGAATCCCTTTCCGAGACGATCCCATTGAAGATAAAGATTGTTTAATCTTTATCGATGTCGATTTTCATTGCGATATGAATCGATATTTAAATCTGTTTAAACCCATCTTGATATACACTTTTGTTCCGACTACAGTTTCTGGATCAAGCCATGAACATACTTTTAGAATTTTAAATGACATGGTTTATTACCGCGTGCGCGGTGGGGCTGAATATGCCCACTACATCTGGAATTATGACGGGGACTGTATAACGAAAGTGGATGAAGAAGGAAGCTTATTGACTTATGACGTTACGCAAAAGGAAATCGAAGGATCCCCTGGTAGAAGAATTATATTCTTGATGCCCCGAACACACACACCATGGCCATACTACAGCCACCTCACTGTGCAAAACGGAATCAAGAGAAAGAAATTCTCCAGTGGGCCCGTTAACGTCATACATAACCATATAACTGATGATCTCTCATTATCAATGGGTACATCGTTATATGAGGTCAATCTAAAAGGGAGATTGGTGTCAGCTTTAGTCCACCGACTACGTTCAAAGAAAACCACGAGCCCTGAAATTGGTGATATCGAGGCATTTTTACTCAATCAGAAGAGTATAATGCGAGAACAAAAGATACCGATTCCAGTGCACCTGGACGACCCCAAAGTAACATCAGCCCTTCTTCATGAGATCATACCTCACCTCTTCGAGTGGGAGCCAAATGTGATACATACGACGACGATACCCACGACTTACACCGCGTTGGGACCGTATGTAACACTCGACAGCAAACCAACCTGTCAGTTGATCACAACACCTTTGGCAGCTAAACCTGCTTATTTACCAGCTAAGCATCCAAATAACGAATTGGCAGCTGTCCAAGGACGAGTGTTGAACATCATCAACCGCATCACACCGCACCGAGATTTTAAAATTTATGCAGAGGAGTTCATTAATTTAATGGTTCCCGTTAGTGGATGCGGCCGCCCCATAACATACGAAGAGGTCATCGAGATACAAAATAAGAACGCGCAGCGGATGAGAGCTACACAAGTGTTCGATTGTCTGGGTCCAAATCCACCAAATTCATTGGACACATTCAACAAGGCTGAGGCTTACAATGGCACTTCTGATCCTAGGATCATAACCACCATGAAGCCTAAACTAACTATCGATATGAGTCGTTTCACAATCGCTTTCAAGACTGATGTTTTGAAGCACTTTGATTGGTACGCGCCTGGAAAGGTTCCATCAGAGTTGCTAATGATAATACGTCGTTTTGGAAAAGACGGTTATATTGACACTGATTACACACGTTTCGACGGAAGTATATCAGAGTTCTTGCAGAAACAAGTTGTATTAGCCGCATATATGCGGTGGTGCAACCCGAACGATAGTGGTCAATTCAAACATGATTTTGACCAAGTCTTTCAACAAACAGCACGAACCACCAGCGGATTTAAATATGATGCTGGTTGGGGAACACGAAGTGGATCGCCCATCACGACTGATGGCAATACGATGATTAATGCTTACATCGTGTACTCCGCACTGAGGGAAATGCGTTTTTCCAAACATGAAGCCTGGAAGAGATTAGGAATATATGCCGGAGATGATGGACTTACACCCAATATCGCCTCATTGAAAGAATCAATAGAGAGTGTGTCCAAGACACTGGGTCTAGATGTTAAGATAGCTACACACTATCCAAATGAACCAGTGCCATTCCTCGGGCGTATATTAGTCGCACCGTTAACAAGCGACGATTCATTCCAAGACCCCAAGAGAACAATACCAAAGTTACATATATCCACGAATAAAACCATACCTGTGGAACAAGCAGCCTTTAATAAAGCTGCTGGTTATATGGTAACTGACCACAAAACACCCATAATATCCCATTGGGCAAGCAAAGTTATTGAATTGAGCAAGCTTGGCGCTGTCAAAAACATGACCGCTGACGAGGCTTGGAAATTGACTGCGACTAACGCTTGGCCGCAGCGGGATGGAGATCTGATAACATCTGTGTTTTGTAAGGTTATGGATTGGAGCCAGGATGAATTACTAAGAATGGTTGAACAATTACAGGCTGTAACAGGAGAGTTTCCATTACAAATGCCTATAGTGTATGAAAACACTAGTGACCATCCCGACAAATTAGAGAGCATCGTCGGAGAAGGCGTCTGTACAACCACCGGGAATCGTGCCATACACACTGAAATACCATGTTTAACAACGGAGAAACCAAAACCAACCAAGAGCTGGCCAACGCCAACATCACAAAGATGTGGTGGCCACACCTCAGCAAAGCCATTGACGAAGCAGTCATGTTACGGATGCAAAGGGACCGGTCAGAAGACGCGGGTGACCCAACCGTCCAAGAGTTCGAAAGAGCCTATGACTATTTCTGCACCTTCTTGCACATTGGACTCACAGAGTGGGTCCGGAGCAACAAACCAACCGCAACAGATACCGAGAAAAAGACCACCTCGGGTTCGGAAACGCAATTGTAACAAGAAGAGTGCTACGAAAGTCGAGTAACTCGACATGACAC